CCACTCCTCTGCCAACAGCCATTTTTAGTAATAACTCTTTGAGCAGTCTTTGCCCCTCTGTTTCGGTATAAGGACCGAATGTTCTCATGTTACTGTCGAAATACTGTACGTGTATATTCATTGCGGACATTTTTTACACCCCTGTTCGGTTAAGGTCTTGGACATTAACTGACATGCAGGACACATCCACTTCCCTCCTTTCATATTTTTCCATTCATGGCTGGCCAAAAATGCCTCACGTTCGTCTTTTTTATTGATATTGTGCGACATTGTGCCTATATTGCTTTTTTTACAATAGTTGCAAGTGCAGAACAGAGTATACATGTCGTTTGGTTCGATTCCCATGTTCTCACTCTTTTTCAATCACGAATACGATATATTTGTCTCCCCCTATATCGAATATCATGTGGTCTTCGTGTTCTACAGCCTCCATCACTCCGTAATATTTCTTATCGTATGTAATGAATATCTGTTTGTTTCGTACTTCAAGTTCAATACCTTCCCAGGTCTTGAATACTATATCTTCTTCTTTCTCAATCGCATTGAAGAGATAATCTATCTCTTTTGACGTAATCGTCGATTTTTTTCCTTTATTTAACACATCCATCTAATCACTCCTTATCTTTATCTATTTTATAGAGGTCAAAAGTATAATCTCTCCCCTCTCTGATTGCTTTAAAAATTTTATCTTCAACGATTCCGCCAACACATTCGTCATAGAAACACGTTTTTGTTTGCCCTTCCCTGTATATTCTACCTCTGAATTGCATATAATCTGAGGCAGATACAGGCGGAGAGGCCATAAGCATGTAATTTGCTTTCTGGAGATTAAGCCCCATCGAACCAGCTTGATATTGGACAACAGTAATGGAATCCGAATCTTTGTCATACGCAACAAGATTTTTTCCGAGAGTTCCATTGACATAAGATACAGGTCTTCCTAAATCATAAGCTATTTGCATTATATCCATGTACTCTTTTACAAAGTTTGTACCTATGACCATACGATTTTCGTTGGATTCTATTCTATCTCTTATCGTATTATACTTATTTTGATTCATTGCAAGCATTTTTCGTTCTTCCATGAATTGTTTTAAGGGGCTATCTGCTACTATATTATTGCCCCATTCGTCTGTTGCAACACCTGTTTTACGTAGTTTTGCATACTCTTTTGGTGGATTTGACCTTAAAATAGTATCTACAGAGGGTGGTAAATCGAGCGCATCCTCTGCTTTAAGGAAATATGCACCTAGAGAATTGAGTAAAGCTATCATACTTTCGGTGTCTTTATACCCATCTATCACATAAAATCGGTCTCTTTCGTCAAGATGGTATTCGCAGAAAAGGTCCAGCCACTGCCGATAGGTACATTTGAACCCAAGCAATCTCGCCTGGACCCATAAATTCTCGTATTTACCATTACAAGGGGTTCCTGATAATAGTTGGAGGTAATCAGCAGAGGTTCCAAGTCCGTTAGAGAGATCTCTGTTCGTACCAAGTAAAAGCTTGGACCTTGCAGTAGTTCTATGTTGTAAAACCGAGGATTCGTCGCATATTACTCCGTATTTATAACCATTTTTCTTACAGTATTTTATTAATTTGGTAAACCATGCTATTCTTTTAGGAGTTATTGCCAGGTCGTAATTTATTACCATAACATCTGGTATAGGACATGCAAATTCTGAGAAATCATACTCTCTTCCGTTTGCTATGTAGTAATCGGTATATTTTTTAAGATGGTCTATCCAGTCGTCTACTTTGGATTTTTGACATAATACTATTACTATATCTATGCCCCAATCTTCGAAAAACCATTGTTTTATAGTTTCAGAGCCAATGAAAGTCTTACCAAGACCCATTTCCATATAAGCGGCGTTCCGTTTGAAATCGCTTAGATAATTCCATGCCTCGGTTTGATAACCTTTCAATAATGTTATTTCCATTTGTACCTCACACCTATAACTATCGACAACTATTTAAGTTTTGTAAGACCTTTTCGGGGCATGGAGAAGATACCTACAGTTCCAAATATGTCGTGTTTAGAAACATCTGATTTGGCTGGACCTGCACGTTTGGACAAGCGTATCAATCAAAACGACGTTTTGCTTATTGCTCAGATGGCAAGAAACCAATCAAGCCCGTCTACCATTGCCGCAGCAATAGGAATGATGGAGGCGGACCTATATTCTAAAGAGAATATGACTATATTTGAAACTATATTTATGCGTGCAAGAGCAATGGGTATAGCATTAATCAACGAAGCTCAGTTTGAATTGGGGGTTACGGACCGTAATCCACAAATGCTTATACATCTCGGTAAGGTATTTGATGCTCAGGCAGAGACCACAAATGTTAATCTACTCGTTACCGATGTTACGAAAATGGATTTGGTAGAATTAGAACGTAAACTGGTTAACAAAATGAAGGCGGAAGAGGGGTCAAGTGGAACCGATTGAACAGGAATATCTGAAATTAATAGGGGCGAAAAAAAACCTCTATCAATATTGGAAATTATTAGCGGTGGACAACGGAACCTATGCAGAATCCGAACATATTAAGACGCTTGCACATTATTCTCAGAAATTTGCAGAAGGGGATATTAAAAGATTGATAATAGTAATGCCTCCGAGGCATGGAAAATCTACTATGATGCAGTATATGCTGTCATGGACGTTATCAAAAGACCCTGAAAAATCGGTAATGCTGTTATCGTATAACGATGATTTTGCATCCGAGCAAGGTGCAAAGTGTCGTGCGATATTTGACCATCCTCAGCATAAGCGTATTTTTCCAAATCAAAAGTTTCTAAAAGACCGTTATGGTGAGTTCTCAATAGGTAAATCTGACGGTTCTCCTAATTTTATGTCGGGGGGCGCAGGAACGGCTATCACAGGAAGAGGCGCAGACCGTATAGTTATTGATGACCCAATAAAAGACAGTGTAGAGGCCGCATCTTCTTCGAGAAAATTAACTTTAATAAATTGGTTCAGAGAAGTTGTAGTTACACGTCTTGTTCCTGGCGGTGGGATATGTCTTTGTATGACAAGATGGGCTTACGATGATTTGGCCGGTTTTTTAATGGAGGAATATCCAGACGAATGGACTGTGGTCCACATGCCAGCAATAAATGAGGACGGAGAAGCATTGTGGCCAGGAAGATTTCCGATAGAAGAGCTTGAAAAGATACGGAAAGAACTTGGGGAACGTTCCTTTTCAGCATTATATCAGGGAAGACCTACTCCAGAATCAGGGGCAATGTTTAATCGAGAATGGTTCGATATTATGGACAGACCACCAAATGATTGGGTAGAAAAGAAACGTATACGTTTTTGGGACCTTGCAGCTTCTAAAAAAGGCGATTACTGTACGGGGGTAATGATGCGTATATTCAATAACGGTCATGTTTTTGTTGAAGATGTGTATAACGAACAGGTTACGCCCTTTGAAGCAGAGCAGGCCATATTCCGCCTTGCACATGAGGACAAGTGCCCTATTGGTATTGAAGAAGAAGGCGGAAGTGCGTCTAAAATACTTTTAGATAACTATAAAAGGGAACTTATGCAATACGGTGTAATGACCATTAAACCCAAGAAAGGCGAAAATAAGGAGATTCGTGCGTATCCTTTCGCAACTGCTTGTGAAAATGGTATGGTCCATATTAAAAAAGCAACATGGAATGAGCGATTTTTGAAGGAATTTTGTGAGTTTCCATTGGGTAAACATGATGATATGGTGGATTCTACCAGTCATGCTTTCAATGCTTTAGCTAATTCCCGCAGGAGGAACAGAGTATGCCTGGTCTAATACAAAGATTATTTCATAGAAAAATAGAAGCTGAGATAGAAACTACCAGATTACGTGTTCTTCCCAACTATGAGCGTTTAAGATTTGAGGTCAATGAGGGCGTACAAACGCAATTCAAGAACGCATATTTGAAAAATCCTTATGTTTTTGCATGTGTAAATATGATTTCATGGGCATGCGGGGGAATAAGACCAGTATTAAAAGATAAAGCAGGAATAGACCTTCCGCCTACACACGAATTATATAAATTGTTTCAAAATCCCAATCCAACTGCTACTTATTATGATTTTATGTCAAAAATATACGCAGATTATGCTCTTAATGGTAATGCGTATGTTTGGATTGAAAGAGGGTCTGCCACTGGTAAGATACTATATCTGTGGAATCTTCCTTTGAATGAGGTCAGAATAGTCCAAAAAATACCTCGTGATATACTCGAACCTATAGATTATTATGAGGTCGGGGAAAATAACATGAAGATTTATCCCCAGGATATGATGCACTTTAAAACTTATAACGCTCTTGATACCACAAAGGGGGTGTCGCCGCTTCAACCAATTGCTTCGGCGATAGAGCAGGCCATACTTATTGACATTAGGAACGCATCCATTCTCAGAAAAGAAGGAAAACCGTGGCTTAAATATAAAATTCCACAAGAGGCGGCCCTTACCGACGACGAATATGAAGATATACAAGATGAACTTCGAGGAATGTCTGGTCCAGATAAAGCAGGTTCATGGATTATTCTCGATAATGGCAATGATGTGGAAGAGCTTGGTATAAAAGCGGTGGACATTGATTTTTATATGGGTCAGCTTATGTCGCTTAGACAGGTGTGTGCCGCTTTTGTGATGCCTCCTGAAAAAGTAGGCGATGGGACCAATAAAACTTATGCTAATGCAACAGAAGCTAACAAGCAATTTGCACAGGATTGTGTTCTTCCGAAAGTCAAAGAAGTGTTTGACCTTCTTAGAAAAAATCTGCTGATTGCATATCAGGACGTAGGGACCATAACTTTTGATACAGAGGATGTCAGGGACTTAAAAGGAGATGAAGCCGAGATACTCAAGGCCATAAATAATATTCAATTCCTCAGTGTGAACGAAAAGAGAGATAAGCTTGGTTACGACCCAATAAGTGATGAAGAGGGCGGAAGCGACATAATTCTTGTCGGAGGAATGGTAACTTTGGAGAATGTAAAGAAGGGAATTTCCTCTTCTCCGTCGGGGGAAGTGTTGAATAAACAGGCGGATAAAGCCAAAACTAAGGACCAATCTTAAATATAACTATAAGCCATACGTGATAACATGAGTGTTCCGACCAGAATATTCGCAAACGCAACTGAAATTAAGCCTACCGAAAAGGGCGGATTTAAAGGAATGTTGTCGCTTTACGGTAAGAAAATCAATGAAACTTTTGTAATTGAGAAGGGAGCCTATGATAAATTTCATGCAGATGAAATTAAAATCCCAATGCTTTACAGCCACGACAGACACGGGGACGTTTTAGGCCACATGTATGTTAAAGCAGTAGCACGAGGATTGTCTATGCGTGGAAAGTTCAACCTTAATACTGAGGCTGGTGCTAAGAAATGGGCTAATTTTGAAGCAGAAGATTTTAATGGTTTTTCGGTCGGAGCAGACATTTACGATGGATATGCTGATAAAGCTGGTTTATTCCACGTAACAAGCCTTAGAGCGACCGAAGGGTCATACACACCGTTCCCTGCACAGACAGATGCGGTGGCAGTGGCCGCAAGTTTGGGGAGTGGTAAGATAAAAATAAGTGAATTGACAACTGAACAACGCGCAGACGTTGAAAAAGTTTTAGATTCTATCGTGGCCTCTCTTGAGAACGGAGATGTCCCTGCTCATGTAATGGACGTTTTGTTCGCTAAAGAGGAACCGAAAGAGACTGATAAGATAGAGGCAAGTGCTGCTAAAATGGCCGAGCTTGTAGCTGCTTTGAAGGAAAGCCGAATTTCTACTAACGTAGATAAGGAGATGAAAAAATGACCGAAAAAATAGAGGAAATGATAGCGGATGCCGTTAAGGAGGTCAAGGCTTTCACAGCATCCGCAGATTCAAAGTTCGCCACAAAAGAGGACGTAGGCAATATGCGTACAGACCTCAAGAGCATTGAGGCTAAAATGTCTCAGAGGCCTATAGGCGACGATAAGAATCTTGAATTGAGAAAACACATCGATGCAATGGTAAAATACGCCAGAACTGGAACTATGGAGGCTACTTTGTCTGTGAACAAAGGTCCCAGTGCAGGGTATCTGGCTCCGCCTGAGTACGTAAAAGAGATTCTCAGACTCGTTTACGACATGGGTGGAATTAGGGCATTTGCAAGAAAATTTACCACATCAGCTTCGATGATAGAGATACCAATCGAAATGTCAGGGACCACAGCATTCTGGGTTGGAGAGCTTGAACCCGTCGGAGACGGAAAGACCCCGAAATACGGAATGAGACGTATACCTATTCACACAATAGGTACAGTCGTTCCGCTTACAGTGGAAATGAGAGACGATGCGGCCTTTGACATAGAGGCGGAGATAAGGAATGTGATTTCTCTGGCCTTTGCGCAGCAGGAAAACTGGGGATTCCTGTATGGTAAAGGTGCAAACATACCTGAGGGTCTGTTGCAGTCAAATCTCGTACCGACAAAGAATGTAATCAATGTAGACCCTACGGCTCCAGACTTTGCTGATGACCTTATTATGGCTACAGCAGAACTTCCTGTGATAAATCAGGGTGCTTACAGA